TCCAGCCAGCGCCAGTAAAGAAGTGAACGACATCACCGACAGAGACTTGGCTCCATTCGGTTAGTGCATGACCGGGTCGACCCATCTGTGAGTTAGCGATTGAGTTTTTTCCTCGAACGTGAAGTGGCCCGAGTAGCCGGTGCGACCGAGCATCCTGTTCTTTAAGCAATGAGAGGTCGTGTCATTGCTGCCACGCTTCCGACCCAGTGCCCAAATTGTGTCTGCCAGTTGAACGATGCTGTGCGATGAGCGAATGGCCTGAAGTTCAGGCACGTCGCCGTTCTCAAAGTTCTGACCCTGCTGCCTGGACAGGTGGCTGATAGCAAACACCGTGCATTTAGTGGCAGCAATAAAGGATCTAATCTTTGTAATCAGCGAGTCCAGATGGCGAGTGTCCTGCGCCAGACCAGAGCTGATGATGGTCAGGTGGTCAAGGTAGATGTGCTGGCATCCGAGTGAACGAACCATATAGTTCATTCGCTGCAGGATTACATCCTCATCCAGGCTGCCGAAGTGATCGAACAGCTCAAGATTGCCAGAGCCAGTGACAAACTTGTCAGCTTGTTCAATAGCTTTCATTTGATCTGGTGTTAAATCCAGATAATTCTGCCTGGCATGAAGCTGGATACCTGCGGCCATCCCGACGAATCGGAAAATTGCCTCATCAGCCGTTTCTTCTAATCCAATCCAGCCACATTTAATGCCGTTCTCCATATCGTAGAGACACAATGCTCGCGCAAAGGTAGTCTTTCCGATGCCAGATCCGGCGATTAAAATAATAAGTTGGTTGTCATAAAAGGGGCACTTGCTGTTCCAAAAGGAGAACGCACAGTCAGTTGCCCGGCGATCAGGGGGCGACAGCACCAGTCCCGCATAGTCCGATGCTGGTTTGATCCCATCAGGCCTGATGACCCGAGCGGATTCGACCACCTCTTTCAAGACGAGCGATCCGCATTCGGTCAGCGTGTCGTTGGCATCCTTCCTGGGAAAGATTGCGCGACGGACCTTGCCAGGCTCGAACAGATCCATGATCTGATCAGCAGCAGCGTTGCCAGCGTCATCTGCATCAGTGCAGACGACGATGTCGAATTTCATAAATTCGTCGAGGTGCTGCTTGACGAACTTGGCGGCTTGCGGAGCACCGTTTGGAACGGAGACGGCTGCCACCTTCCCGTTGAATGCCTGATAGATCGACGGTGCATCCAGCTCCCCCTCGCAAATGCACAGCAATTTGTGCTTTGCAGAGTTGGCCAGGTGCATACCGAACCCGATCACCTGCTTGGCAGCACCACGCCAAATCGTTTTCCGTTTGCCTGTCGCTGAGTCAGGTTCAAGCTCACGAATCTTTTGGGCGCAGATGGCTCCCGTGCGATCTCGGTACTGAAAGACGATGTGTTCGCCTTTGAATCCGATGCTGTAGGAGTCCAGGGTGCTTTTGTTGAGCCCACGGTGGGGCTCTGTCAGATCGAATTCGATCTCGTTCATTGGCCGAACAGGTCTCTCCGGGGCAGCTTTTTGGTTTTTGCCGTACTGCTTTTGGTGACCACAGACGAAACAGATTTCGTGGTCCGAATAGACCGCCAGGCCATCGCTGCTATCGCAACCAGGGGCAGGGCAAGGAGCATGTTTGATGAATTTGGAATCACTCATTTCCCTCCAAAGAGCTTGTTGGCCTGCGCAGTGGCCTGCTCCTGGTTTTTGGAAAGGATTTCAGTGATGGACTTTGCGCTGAACTCACGGGTTATGAACCCATTGCCGCAAACATTGCATTCACGACGGCGTTCGTAGAACCCGTTGCGTTCGTAGCTCGATGTGATCTTGGAGTCGCGGTGGCCGCACTTGGGACAGCTGATCATTCCCACTCCAAGCGAACAATGATGTGGGCTTCTTTGACCTTGGCCTTGTAGAAAGCGCTGCCACGCTTGTCGACGACGTTGACGTTGTCATCGACAAGCACCCCGGCTTTCACCAGGGCGTCGAACACAGAGCCGTCCTTGTTGTCCAAATCTCCGCGGGCTGCCCCGTGGTGTTCGATGAACACGTATTTGACCTTTTGGAGCGGTGGGCCGATCCACCACTCCTGCATTACTGCGACGCAGTCCTTCATCCACAGCTTGTAGTTCCGGCTCATGTAGGGCCGGGACTGGCCAGAGAAGGAGCGCGGACGCTCCTTCGACATGGGCCTCAGCGGGATGTGCAGCTCACGGCTGTGCATCTTTCCTTTTGCGAGATCGCGAAGCAGCTCCCCGAGCAATTGGAATCGTCTTGCTATCGGGTTCCGGAGCAGAGGCCTCGAGCAACGTGATGATCCGATCAAGGCGCTGAATGATGCCGTGTCTCTGCTCGTCTGCGATTCGATGAAAGCGTGGGCCATCAGAAGGGGAGGTCATCGGAATCTGCAGAAGGGACTTCGACTGTCGACAGCGGGTCAGCCTTAGCGGCCAGCACCTTTGCGTCGGCTTCTTTTGTGGACTCAAATCCGAAGTCACTAGCCGTTGTGTTCTGCACCTTGTCCGGTGCTGCCAGCCAGTCGATGACCTGCGCACCACGCACTTCAAGACTCAAGCCTGCGCCTGTTTTGGAATTCGCTCCCCAGGCATAGATCGTGTAGCTCAAACGCATAGTCGAGCCATTGCCAATCAGCTTGCTGTGGTCCCAGTAGTTGCCGTCTTTGTCAAACACGGTTGGGCCTTCGCTAAACCCACCGCCACGGATCTCAAACTGCTTGAGCTTCATGCGGCAGCTCATGCGTTTGCGGGGTTCTTCCTTGTCTGGCTTGATCGGACACCAGTGCGCTGATTTCTTGGCGTCACCGTGAAGTTCGGCGAACTGATCCTCAACTTCCTGCATCCAAGCCTGGTGTTCAGGGTTGGAGTTATCGAGAACAATCTCGATGCTCCATTCCTTTGGCTTGTCAGCGTCGTAAGCATCGCGGGCTTCGCCCAGGAGCTTGCACCAGCGCACTTCCACGACGGGCGTGCGCTTCATTTCTTTGGGGGCCATTTGGCATAGGTCGATACGTCTGCGGCGATGCCGCTGGCAGAACTTATCGGGCCCGTAGAACAAAGGCAACCATCAGCTGAATAAGTAAGGGTTACTGCCCAGGGCCATCGGATCAAGGCTGTTAATCACTGGCGGTGCAGGCAGCTTGATCCCTGTCCTGTCCTGCATTTCGCTGTGCATGACTTCAAGCACAGGGCGTCGATACATTTGACCGAACTCCCAATGCAACGTCTTGTGCAGCCACTCAGCGTTCGCTGGATGAACAGCGAAGCAGTCATGCGTTGGCAGCATCGGTATGGATTGCTCCAAGGCCCTGTAAACAATCGTCTGGGCAAATGCTGCGTCCCAGCCGTGGAGCGCATTGGCCGCCAGTGCCTTGTTGGCCTGGTTGTAACTAAGCGGTGAATCGATTGGCTGATCGTCGATATTCATCGAGATCTTTTTGCCAAACAGCTGGGTGTAGATCTGGCGACTGACCGGCTGGCGATCAGCAACACGCATCGGCCAACCCGATGGTGTCGTCCATTCCATTGGCACCTGCTTAAGCATCAGCTTTTTGCAGCACTGCCTGAGCCATGGCTTGATCGTCATCACTGGATTGATGACAGCCTTCAGCTCTGACCACATGATGCTGGCCAGGTATTTAGAAGGGATCGAAATTTTGTAGATGTAGTCCTGCAAATCGACGTACCCGACGTGTGATTCCAGCGCGTCGACCAGGCCATCGCATAGCGACATGTAGCTCCCTCCCATGGGAGCGCGGAGAACAGGCCCCTTGACCAAACCACGATCGACGCCACGCTCGAGCCAGAGCTCAGCCATTGCCCTCTCTCTCTGATCCCCGGTCTGGAGGTCTTTGGTGAGCTCCGCGGTGACAGCCTCAGCGATGACCGTGTAGAGGTCTTGGGGCTGGTTGCCGTAGATGTTTGTGAGCCATCCGACTGTGTCCTGCCGGAGCAGCGCTGCCAGGATTCCGCAGCCTGATGTCGTCTGATCAAGCTTGACTGGAACGCCTGTCTTGCCAGTGGTTTTGGCTTCCCGCAGGCCGTAGCAAGTTTGCAGAAATTCCCATGGGTCCTTGGCTCCCCTCCACAGCTCAGGTTTGGCGAGTGGATCCTCGGCCGCGGCCAGCATCCGATCAAGATTTTTTCTGCCCCAGCTGAGACGTTCTTTCCATGTGTTGCGGCCCATTCCCCATTGGCCTGCTGCTGATTTCAGCAGCCACTCGAACGCTTCTTCATTGACTGGCAACGGTTCAGCGAATGAAAGCTGAGCACGTTCAAAGCCACTCCCTTGCGTGGACACGGCAGCATTGGCATAGACCCGACCGCGCCAGCAGTAGTACCAGCTTTGCCACAGATCCCGATCAGAGTTCTCTTCCGAAAACTGCAGGCTGCGTTCAATCTTCAGCCTGCGATGTCGGTTGCGTTCACGGTCGTTGTGAGCGGCAGCTGCTCTGCGATTGCGGGCTTTTACTTCCTCGGAAGTGGGGTTACCACTGAGACGATCTGGAAGCTCAGGCGGATTCCGTTGGCAGGGCCAGAGTCCATCCCATCCACCCTCCCAGGTGATTCGCTGAGTGGCGACCATCTCACCGCTGCAGCGGAGTCTTTGACGTTGGAGGAAGTTGGCGACCTCGACCTGCATGGTCATGTCTGCCGCTTCGTAATGAGCGATCGCTTGCTTCTCGCTTGCGTCATACAGAACAGGTTTGACAAGCGGTTCCTCGTTATCGAGGAGCCCCCCGCCATAGAGACCATCCCAATCCCTCGGAGGAATCAACATCGCCTGATGGCTGGCGGTGTAAACCCGTGGCTTGCAGCTCCGTATGAACTCCTCAGCCTGAAGCGTGGGCACCACCAGCCGGGGAGTGCGATGACCCTGTCGGATGGTGATCGTGGTTAGCAGCTCAGTTCGAAAGATCCCATCAGCAAGGAACAGGCCCACCTGAAGTCTGGTCTGATCGTTCCACTCGACGACAGGACACTGCATCTTGCGCATCACGTCCTTGCTGGAGATGGTGTGGCGTTTCATGGTGCGCACCAGCCTGCGCATCTCCATTGGCCTAACGCTGTTGAGCTTGATGAGCCTGCATTCACGCTCCACTGCACGGCCCAGGTGCTGGAGGAATGTCGGCAACCTTTGGCGTTTGCTGATCTGATCGATTGCTGCTGTTAGCGCCACGGCAGCGATGTGGGGAGTGCCGCTGAAATCATTGAAGAACGGCAGCGCACTGGCGTATGGCCTGGCCTTGCGGCTGTCCAGCAGGAAAGCCTGGAAGGTTTCGGAATAGTCCTCTGCCAGGGACTCGAGGCAGATGCTGAACAACTTCTGTCCGTAGTCAAGGGAGCTCTCTTTGCCCTGCTCCCGAAGTCGCCGCTGCTGTGAATCGCGAGCTTCCCTGGCTCGCTGTTCTGCTTTCTTCTGTCTTGCAAACTGCTGCGCTTCGAGGTCTCTGAGGCTCTCTGGCATTTGCAAAC